GGATATTGACGCGGGTTTGAGCCATACAGTTCACTCCTCATCCGTTTCAGGCGGGGGTTCAACCGCGCCGTCATTATCACCGTCAATGTCGTTTTCGTCAAGCACTTCAAATCCAGCGGCTTCCCGGATTTCGTCTGGGGTAAATGGCGGCATGTCCCCGGCTTGGGTTTTTGTGTTGATATCAGCCATAGACCCGGCACGCGCCATCCGCTCAGATGGGGTGGCGTCGGTCAGGTCTTGCCAATGCACGATCCAATCCATCGCCGGGATCATGCCAAACCGTTCAAGGCGAGATAGGAACTCGCGAATAATAGGGATGGCGCGATTGACGCGGCGGCTGTGGTTGGTCTGGTTCCATCCACGCGCGTCCTCGTTGCTTGAACGCTCTCCCGTCTGGCTTCCCATAAGCTCCATCATGGGGATATGCATGGATGCAGCATAGGACATGACCGGCGCTGCAAAGAAATGCTCTGGGCTTGGCAATGTGATTTGCAGGGGCGTTGCGGTCATGCCCCCAAGCAACAGGCCCTTGTCAAATCCGCTCTGCCAGTCATCAATCTGCGTGTTGACGGCATCAACCATTTCAGCAGGCGTCACGCCCATAGCGCGGGCAATGTCCGCCATGCTGGTTCCGACTGGCGCTTCAATGATCGGCGTGCCTCGGCTGGTTTTCCAGAAGCCTTCCCCGCCTGCACCCTTGATCTTTTCCGCGTCGATCAGGTCGTTGAACCCCGGCTCAAGCGCAGACCGCCCATTTACCGTTCCATCATCAGACCAGATCAGAACGCGGTCGGGGTGAACGCGGAATTGCCGTTGCTGACCTTGGGTGTTGCCAACTGCCGCCTCGTTGAACTGGTAGAACAACGGCAGGCCATAGTTTTCGCTCAGCGGGTCGCTATTCCACTCGGCAACAGTAAGCTGGCCCTCCCATGCGGGGACAACCCCCGCCAAACCGTCAAGCCCACCTGGGACGCGGGACACTGGCTTATCAAACGCCAACCCATCCCTTAGCCGCAGGATAACGCCAGAATATCGCCCCACCATTGATCGGCGGTCAGCTTCGGCAAACATCTGCCAGATGCGAAGGTCGGTAAACCGCTGGCGAATGTCTTTTTCCAGATTGCTTTCGGTTGGCTCTTCGGCCTCCCAAATATCCGGGTTGTCCTGCCATGTCTTTGCAATCGTCTTATCCACACCCGCAGCGGCAAGGCTGTTGCGGGTATATATCCGGTAAAGCATCGGAAAATCGATTGCCTCAGGCCATCCGAAATCGGCGTAATGGTTATGCTTGGTGCTGCCTGCGAAAAACGCGGGAAACAGATCCTGCAATCGACGGGTTGCATTGGCGAGAAAGGCCACTTTGGTCATCGGTTGCCCCTCGTTAGAAACCATGATGTTGGTTCTGCGTCTAGCATCAATTCAGTCAAAGCCCACACCAACGCATCCGCCCTATCTGGGGAGTTGTCGCCAATATAGCCTGAAGCTGTGAAATTGCAAAGCTGATCCTCTAAGTCCGGCAAATCGCCCACATGATGCACCCTGCCTTGCTCGTATAGCGCGCTGATAGGCTCGGCGCGCACCACCTTGCCCTTGCTGGCGACAACCTCTTTGAACGCCGCGTTCTTGTCTGCTGTCGCGACGGTAAACCGCACCATGTCACCGCCATAGTTGCGCTCGGCAACGATCCTGTGAGCGGTGAAGCGGTGATACAGATCAACCGCGCGCCGACCCCATCCTTCCGGCGACATGTTGCAACTGCCGTCATGCAGCACATAGCCCTCGCCATCCACGCCAAGACCCGCCACGATAATCCCGATGTCATCGCCGCCACCGTCTCCCCGCGTGCCGGATGGATCAACAGCCACCACAATCCGACGCATTTCCGGGGCTTCCTTCACGCGCAGGCTATCCAGCCCCGGCATAACCTTGCCATCCTGCGACTGCCTATCGTCCAGCGCCCATAGCGCGCCGTTTACATCGCTTGCCCACTCTCCGGCTTCAAACCTGAGCCGCTTCGCCGCAGACATTGATGCCAGAACCTCGAAATATTCCGCAGGCAGGTTGTCGGCGTTGTCAGATGGGTTGACCTTCATTTCCGCGTAATCGTCTGGACGCGGCAAAGTTTCTTTGGTTCCTGGCTTTAGCTTGGCGCGGAATAGCTGATATGACCAATGCAGCTTGCTTGGAGGGTTGCAGTCAAACAGCGCCTTGAGCCTCAGATGAGTGCGATTGGTGGCCGCAGCTATCGCTGGATCAAGCTCCACCTTCTGCGCAAGCCGGGACATAGCCATTTCAACAGACCCCCACGGGATCTGGCTGCTTTCGTTGAAATAGAGGGTGACGTATTCTTGGCCGAGGATTTTCTCGACACGTTCTTTATCGTCAAGTCCCGCAATCCATATTTGAGAGCCGTTGGGCAGTTCGAGAAAGAAGTCCGTTTTGTCGAACCTGACGCGCAAATCAGGAAAGCAAATCTTGAGAACCTTGGGGATTGTATCGGCCCAAACCGAAGTCTTGGCGTGGTTGAAACGAAAGCGGAATATCGCGTGCCTCGACCCCGGAGCATTAAGCGCGCGCTGGATGATGGCCCTGACGATGATGAAGGTCTTGCCGGATCGCGACCCTCCCCGCAACATGACATTGCGTGATGGCCCACCGATGAGGCGATTAGCCTCGCGTTGACGTGTGGTCAGTATCGCGGGCGCGATCATTCAATGGCCATCATTGAGTTGTAGATTGCGGCTTCCTTGCACTTAGCCCAAGAATCACGCCACACCCTATCTGCGGCAACTGCCTTAATTCTGTTTTCACTGCCGGGCGGATACTCCCAAAATCCCGTATTGCCGAATGCCTTTCGGTATCTGCGATACGCCTTGGACAGATCAGCCTTTAAGGACTTTGGCACCATGCGCCAATGCTTTGAGCATATCCATTCTGGCCCATATTTTCCGGTTGTTGATCGGCAGAATGGCGCAATACACCTATGTCGATCCGGCGCGATCACAACTCGGCATCTTCCTGTGTCACGGTCAGCGCGATGCCGCCGTTATGCGCGACCTGATCCTTGAACGCCTGCACATCGACGTGCTTGCCGATCAGTTCAATGCGCTTGATGCGATCAGACAGCTTGACCTCAACAACGTAATCACCTGTTGCATTGCCTTCGCTGTCTTTGATCTCTTGGTGCTTGATGCCAGCAACAAGTCCCTGTCGCCAAATCAGCGGCCAGTCATGTATTGGCTTGATCGCGCCGTTGGCGTCGTAAAGGTCGGCGAGGTCAGCGGTGGCCTCGGATGCAAGCCGTGTCAGCACCCATTCAGCGTTAATTCCGGTCTTTTCAGCGCGCTTGGCCTGCGCCTTAGCGATTGCGGCCTCTACAATGACATTTGATAACAGCCGAGAACTCTGTTCCTGTGCCGTCTTTGCGCTGTATCCAGCCCGAATTGCCGCCTGAGTGGCGTTCAAATCTACAAGGTATTCCGCCACAAAAGCGGACTGCCTTGCTGAAAGTTTTGGGGCTTGGCTCATATCGTTACATTATCACATTCTGCTTCATTGTAAACGCCGCGCCTCGGGCCAAGGTCAGAGCCTCTGCGCGGCTTGCGGTGTTTGGGTGAGTAGCCCGGCACTTTCCGCATTACCGCCTGCTTTACCCACAGGTCAGGGTGTTCATCGCTTGCCGCCATGCTTCATCAGCCCAATGCGCTCAGGGGTGCCGTTGCGCAAGTGCCTGTAGATCACTGAATAGACGACGCCCTCACCCTTGCACGCATCCTTGACGCTATCGTAAAGATTTCCGCGCACGTCGATAGCGCCATAGTCTGGGATGCGCCCGATAACTCCACTAGCAAATGTGATACCGTTTTTTTTGGCGACCCGGTGAACGGTTGATTTGTTCCGGCCAAGTCGTGATGCGGCTTCCGATATGGTCAACCCGTCAGCCGCAGCTTTCCGATACAGGGCAACGATTGCCTTTGCCATTACACCAGCCTCCACATGCTGGGCGATCCGACCTTTGAGCGGCTATGCTCGACCTTGCCTGCTTTGCGCAGATCGCAGAGCGCGTCACGGATGGCTTTGTCGCTGCGGTCTAGGGCTTCGATCATGGCGGGGTCAATCTTGCGCCATTCACGGGACATCATGGCGAGGACGGCAAGGCGGAGGTGTCCCGGCTTATCGCGCGTGATTCCTTTGCCGCCGCTGTTGCTTTCATCCCGCGATTTGGGCAGGCGTGCGGAATGTCCGTCTGCGGCTTCAATGGCCTGCATGGCCTGCGCTGGTGTGCGGCCCATGGCGATATGCTGTTGCAGGCGGGCCAGGTATGCGGGCGGCTTGGCGTCTGCGTGGGTCATGGCAACGCGGGGTGATGGCGGGGCGCTGCGGTAGTGGGACATGGGGATATTCATGACGGCACACCACCCATAACCAACGCCGCGATCTGATCCGGCCAAACCCACCAGACGGGGAAAGCGTTATCCAGCTCTGCGCGCTTGAAGTCACCGCCATTGCGGACGCGGCGCCCTAACTGATCAAAGCACATCGTTGTGAAATGTTCGCCGCGCCAGCCTTTTGCGGGGCCATCGTGCTCGGTGTTGTGATATTGCGGATGGCAGGTCAGGCGCGATCTTGCTCGGTTGACCCAATCCTGATGGCTGGAAAATGACTGCCCTTCGACTGCAACGAAATGTGTCACGCTATCACCCCATCTGTTTTGATCGGCGCAACGGGTGCGGGGAGATCGGCGATAAGCTGGATGAGGTCGAGAAGCGCGCGGGGGCGTTTGATGCGAAACTCCATAAATCCACCATCAAGAAATCCGGTCTTTCCGCTCCTTGGGTGAGTAAATTCCTTGCCTTGGTTTTCCGCCCAAAACCATGCGGCATGGGTTGCAATCTTCTCGTCTATGAACCCCTCAGTTATCCCCGTCTGTCCCTTTTTATACAAATTTCCATCGCCAAATGCTTCCCACTTGGCCTGCACCCACCTCCCCACACACGGGCATCCCTTGCCGTCGTGCTGGAACCATTCGGTCCACTCTTCCTGCGGCGCGGTCATGCTGACACCGCAATCATATCGGCAAGGCATTTGCACGGGTCAACTGCGACCCAGAATTTTTTACGGGCTGCGTATGCGGCTGCGTATGCGTCTGCGGCTGCGGCTGCGGCTGCGGCTGC